AACGTTCTTGAAACCTACGATGGCCGTTGTCGCTTCATCAGTCATTTTGACTGTAAATGCGTTGTTCGGGTGTGTATGGATCGTCCAACGAAACTTCCCGCCCCGACGTGTTGGGATCGTGCGGGTCACAGGCCCCCGTGGAGGAGCGACTATTGTTGCCATGCTTCCTTATTAAGTCCCAAGAGTCTTTATGCCGATCCCGGAGCTTTTGGTCTGTTTCTAAGTTTATACGCTGCGTAGTTTTTGTTCAATTGATTTGAAGTGTCGGCGTACGACCACGTAATATCTATAAGCTCTTGAGTACTTGCGTTTGAAGATATACCCCCTGACAACTTTGTCGACAATTCCGAAGCTATACCCGCCGTTTCAGTTTTGAACTGAGCTTCTGCCTGTTCCGCAGTTAGTGTGTCAGGAAAGTCCTGAACAGTATATGCAGACGACTTTCTCTTCGTGAACATGGTGTACAAGAAAAATAAGAGTATACCGACAAGAACGCCTAGACCAAAGTTCTTATCAAACTCCATTTGTAGTACTCTTACATTTTAATTTTTGATAACAACAACGGGCGTGGAACCTCCCCCTCCGCCGCTAAGTAAAATAATAATGAATATACAGCAGATAAATATTATAAGAGCCAGTACACCCCACTGTTCCCATGCACAAGGAAGAATACTCATGAAACTAAACTTTGCAGGGTCGAGGATCATAGGAAGAGTAAACGGAAGACCGTTCCAACATTCCGGACTGGGGCTCGGACTTGGACTTGGACTTGGACTTGGACCGGGTGAACTCATCTAAAGTAATTTGACATTAAAATTAACAATGAAAGCAACTATCCATACACCTTACTATGATTGGGACGGGAGGAAGTACATGGAATTGAACCTGGAAGGTTCAGGATCCCAACGCGTCAAAGTTCCCTGGAGGTACGGTCGGGTCATGTGTCGTGTTGAAGGGCTGAAGACCATCCAGGAACTTCAAAAGGGTGACGAGGTTGAAGTCACACTAGAAAGAAAGACTTGGGACGGCTTAGAACATTGGGTCTTAAGTAGTATCAAGACGGATGCTGTGTAGGAACGGTTATCAAATTTTACTTGAAAATTCGACTGAGATAAAAAAGGAACTCACTGTAAGACCATTAACGAATGAATCTGTGGGGATTCCCGCCCCTTCCTTTAAAGTCTTTCGGGTCGTCAAGGGGGCCACGAGTCAACCCAAGGTTGACTCGGTTCTGGTTCCCCGCTACTACGGCCTCACCAAGTTCGGGACCCCCGCAAAAGACGTACGTGCTGATTACGTTCGGGCTCCTCACATTACTTTCGTGGGACGCCTTCGAGACGCAACGAGACAGCCAGAAGCTTTTGCGGCTGGGATCAAAGCCTTTGAAGAGTGTGGGGGTGGTGTCCTCTCCCTCGATGCGGGGTTCGGAAAAACGACCGTATCCTTGGCTCTGGCGGCACACCTAAAGGCTCGCACACTCATCGTGGTTCACAAGGAGTTCCTGGCGAACCAGTGGCGTGACCGGATCCAAGAGTTTTGCCCGGGCGCAAGTATCGGCCGTATCCAACAGGGTATCTTGGATACGGACAAAGACTTTGTTATTGCTATGATTCAGACCCTGTGTAGTCGCGGCGAGGATATGATCCCTCCCAAGACCTTCGATCAATTTGGACTCTTAATTGTGGATGAAGCTCACCATATAGGTGCTGCCGCCTTCTCACAAGCCATGTTCCGGTTCTGTCCCAAGTACACTTTGGGTCTTACGGCAACACCTGACCGCAAGGACGGTCTGACTCGGATCCTGTACTGGTTTCTTGGTCCCGAGTTTTTCAGGGTTCAAAGGACGGGTCAAAAGACCACTCGGGTAGAGACTGTTCAATTTAAAAGTGAAATATACAAGGAGGCTCCACCTGTGACTCGGTTTGGGAAGATTAACATGGCCGAGATGATCAATATTGTAACTGAAATACCTGAGAGAAACACACTCATATGTGGACTGGTTCGAGAGGCACTCAAGGGAACCAGACGGGTCTTGATCTTGACTGACCGTCGGGCTCATTGTCACTATTTTCATCAAGAATTCGGTCTTGAAGTGTCTGGTCTGTATTATGGCGGACTCAACGAAACTGAATTGGCCGAGTCTTCCAAAAAGAGAGTCGTCATAGGAACTTTTTCAATGGCCCAGGAAGGTCTGGATATACCCGTACTAGACACGGTCATACTCGCAAGTCCCAAGTCTGATATCGTACAAGCTATAGGTCGAATCATGCGTGAGACGCCCGGGAAACAGAACGACCCTCTCATATATGATATTGTTGACCAGTGGTCCGTGTTTCACGCCATGGCTAGGAAACGGGCGAACGTGTACCGAGGAGCCGGCTTCCAGCTGGGGTCCGAAGAGCCGCCCGAGCCTCCGTCAAAGACTGAAGTCTTTGGGAAAGGTCAGTGCTTTTTTCTAAACTAAAATCAAATGATACTCGCTCCAGGAGCCATCACCAGTCAAGCACTCGATAAACAGATCAAAATCAATAGTGCCATTGAAAAGGACATTATTGATGTTGCAGCAGCCAAGCCGTGCTCTTGTGCTGGCACTCAGGCGTACGCGCCCGTGTACCAGTCGAGTGTTAATAAGTAAAGAGACCGAGTCGGGCGCATCGCGCCCGGGTCGTGATCCCCCGAGTCCTCTTTAGGGACGGCACTAACGTGCCGTCCCCCTCAAAGAGTCCATAATCCCCATCAAAATTACACCCCCGATAAAAGCCATAACTATATAATTACACTCCGTGTTATCCGAAGATATACCCCCTTTTGGAAGCTGAGGCGGTACATACGCTTTTGGCCTGGGTGACCATGTATCTTCGAATGGCGCGTATGATATTACCATTTACCTATTTTAGGTTGAGAAAAAAAGCAACTGCGTAGCAGTTGGGCCCTGGCCTCTCATGGAACTTTCAGGAGGGCTTCGCTGGACTCTAAAAGAGGAGTCCCTTCGGGACTCTTTCAGAGGGACACTTCCTTTTTCCCCTTGCCCTTGGGTCCGCGTTTCTTGGGGCCACCGACCTGAACCTCACGGGTATCTGGGTCGCCCTCGTCGATGCTTACGATATCAGACACGGAGTCCGTCTCTGCAGCCCGTGGTGGACGCGTCATCATCGCTGGAGGAGGGCCCATCATATTCATCAGAGACCCAAAGTCCATACCAGGTCCACGCATCTCACGTGGGCCTGAAGGAGGGCTGGGGAAAGAGGACATCGAAGATGTCTGACCGGGCCCCTGGCCCGCCTGCGTCCTCTGGACAGCATCCATCATGTTTTGCATAAGCCCTGGGTTCTGCTTCATAACCTGAGACACGTTCGGCACAGCCGCCTTGAACATACTGTTGGTCAAATGGAACATCATAGCAGAACCACCAACCATCATAATCAGCTTCACCTCAGGAGCCACCTGAACCTTGGTCTTGTACTTGTTATACAACTCCTCAAAGACCCCATCGTAATCCTCGACATTCTCCATCATATTCTGGGACCAGCCGTTCAACTCGATATCAAAGGGGTCAAACTTGTCGTTCAAGAACTCCAGACCAGTGACACAGGCGATGAGCATACGGCGCTGGAACTTTATAGACCGGTCAACCTCGATACCGTACATCATACGCTTGTACTCCGTGCGAATCTCCTCGACGTCGCTGTAAATCGTCAGACGAGCACTGGTCGCAACACCCTTCTTGGCCAAACGGCTAATCTTGTTCAGGAGGTCAGCCTTCTCATCTTCGATCGTCTTGTACCCCTCGGAAGGCACCTGAGCGCCGCCTCCAGGCTGGAACTCACCACCTTCCTCCCCACCTTCGTACTCCTCACCTTCCTCACCGCCGTCAAACTCCTCTGGAGGTGGTACTGGAGGTGCTGTACGCTTCCCAGGATTCATAAACATATCCAGACCGTCATCCATTTGTGGAGGCGGCGCTGAAGGGCCCGGGGTTCGCTTCGCAAAAGGGCTGGGTCGAGATGGCTTGGGCTTCACGGCAATCTTCTTCTCAGGAGGAACGATTGAAATCTCGTCCAGCATTGCCGCCTCGTCATCGTCCATTTTCATCTCCCTATTTCCAGTATCAAATGTGAACTCCATGGTTCTAAGAGTTTTAGAGAAAAGTGATTGTTGGCTTTAACGCAAGTCGGACACAGGCCGACTTGGACTCTTTTCTTTTTCAAAATTGAAAAAAGGTTCTGCCAGGCCGTGGCCGTATCCAAGACCGGGCAGACTTCCAGTCCGCCCGACTTGAAAAAAATATAGACTATTTCTAAATGGCAAAGTTGGGAAAGATGTTGGTTCACGCAGTGATCATCGGTCTGCTTTTGGCGATTCTGGTCATCCTCGTCAAGGAGCGGGGTGCAACCTACAGCTCATATTACGAGCCGGCTCCCCTGGTCACCACGTCTGGTTCTAACGCCAGTGCGGATCCCAAGAGCATCTTCGATCTGAAGGTTGGTCTGGACTGTGTGGCTGGCCCGTCCGAAAAGTCTGCTTATTACTCTCAGGGTCTGAACCCAGGTGGCCTGTGCGGCTCTGGAGAGTATGTCCGCGACCAGCAGCGCGACTATGCCATTGCAAGCGGCATCGGTGGCTCACTCCTTGAGGACAAGGATGGTGCTTACATGGGCTAGAAGTCCCACTAAAAAACTCTAGTAAATAATAATGAACCAGGAGTGTGAGCGTTACGAAACGTATACACTCAAGGTGGATTCCTATTTCGCCCCTGCCAACAATTCGTTCATTGGGTACATAAACATACCTTTGAGAAATGTTGTCAAGGCTGAAGTTCTCTCTGCAAGCATCTCCTCCAATATCTCCTCTGGAAGTTCCAACGTTGCGTACCTGTACGCCATGGAACTCGATTCCAAGTTTAACGATCGTATGGACGTCCAGACGACCATCACGTCATTCAACAGCAACACTATGGTGTCTCCTCAGACGTCAAACATCGGTCCAAACCTCACAGGAACCTTTTCGAACCTAAATCAGATTCGTACGTCTCTTGTAGCAATTCCTATGGAGCCCATAAACGTGCGAACACTGTTCACCGTCTCAAACTACTTTCCAACAGACATTGAGTTTATCGAGCCTATTCGTCAGATTCAACAGCTCACAATTTCTCTCTATAACGAAAAGGGTGGTCTTTTGACCGTCAGTGGCCCGACGTTCCTTGTCTTACGCCTCACGTGTTCCAAGCCGAATAGGTGTTTGTACTAGTTTATTTTTTCAGGGAACATAGTAGATGGACTACGTCGTCTATATAGATTCTGATAATCGAAACCAAAATTTGTATCCAAATTCAAATTCATATACTCTGTACCTGTCGACCCCTCTTCATAACATTTCAAAAGTTGAGGTTCTTTCGGCCATGTTGCCGAGCGTCTACAGTTCTCAGTATCTGACTTTGGATATTCAAGAGCTTCGGTCGACCCAGACCCTTGTTGCTTCAGCACTCTCCACAAATGCCAACACCATAGCCGTTCCAAACTCCAACGCCTTTTCTGGGGCTTTTGCTTTTGTACCGATCAAGGCGGCCACGTCCCTCGCCTCGAACGTCCAGACCTTTTCAAACACGAGTTTCACGTACAACAACGAATTTTATTCTCAAAATTACAAGATTGCGACCGAGTACCCCTCCCGTATAGACAGTATTGACCGGTTGACCATATCATGGCGCAATGCCGGGACGGGTACTCTGTTTTATGATTCCCTTTTGAACAGAGATCTCGGTAGGAACATGTTTCTGCTTCGTTTCGAGACTATACCTGTCCCTGAGGAACCAGACAGGCCAGATAGTCTCCCACCACCAGTCCCTTGGGACTCGGGTGAAAAGATGAAAATTCAAATCATAATTGCGATAGCCGTTTTTGGTCTGATACTTGCAATTTTTATGAAAAAATAGTTGAGTCTAATAGATATGTGCGATAGCATAACGAATGGGGGACCAATATCCTTCACGTCAAGTGGAGGAGGGTCGTGTCCTCCAGCCAACGTCATCATCGCATCAAACGTCCTGGATACAAACGGGAACGTCCTATGTGGAAATATCATCTCAGGGGACGGAACTTTTACAGGAAACTTATACGTCTCTGGAAACATTATTGGAAACGCCACAGTCTCGACTCTTAACGTGATTGGTACCATAAATGCGTCGAGTTTTCAGGGAGGAACCTTCCTGGGGAACGGCTCGGGACTTGCAAACCTAAACGCATCGAACTTGGCGTTTGGGGTCGTAAATAGTACTCTCATATACGGGAACACCCTTTCGAACATAAATGCAAGCAACTTGAGTCTTGGGACTCTTTCCACGGGTGTGTTTCCCCTGAGTGGCGTGACGGCGGGAACCTACGGGTCCTCTGCAAACGTGTCCCAAGTGACTGTGGACCAGTACGGCCGAGTCACGTCCGCCTCGAACGTTGGGTTTACATCTCTCAGTCAATGGACGACCATAGACGCCAACGTAGCGTATGGGAACGGCGTTTCTATAGGAACACTGAGTAACCCACCACCGGGCTCGAATCTCTATGTTCTGGGAACGGCAAACATAGACACTTTGAATGTCACGACCCTTTTTGCCAATTCTTTCGGTTCTCAAACACTCAACGTCTTGGGGACATCGAACCTGAATATCGTTTTAGGACAAGCATATTTTGGAAACGGAGCTGGTCTGTCGAACCTGAACGCCTCGAACCTGGCTTTTGGGGTTGTCGATAGCGCACTCATTTATGGGAACACCCTCTCAAACATCCAGTTTTCGAACGTCACGGGGTTCCTCCCCAACACTCTCAGCAACCTGAACGCCTCGAACCTGGCTTTTGGGGTCATCAATAGCGCACTCATTTATGGGAACACCCTCTCAAACATCCAGTTTTCGAACGTCACGGGGTTCCTCCCCAACACTCTCAGCAACCTGAACGCCTCGAACCTGGCTTTTG